AATTTCGCGCACCATCCATCCGTGCCAGCGCAGCCATGCAACGACGGCGTCCTGCACGTTGCGCTCAGACGGTTTCATCAAACGCCTCCATCGTCCACGGCATGATCTCGCGCATGATTTCGCGCATCGCCTGCGCATACACGCGGATTTCGTGCTGCGCGTGATCGTGATCGCGCAGACGAATGAACTGCATTAGGTTGTGCGCGTCGACGCTGCAAACGGCCTGATAGAAAACTGCGAATGCGGGAAGGAACAAGCGCGCCATTTCGCGCGCGACTCCCGCATCCAACGCAGCGCGGTAGAGCTCGTAGCTGTTCGCTGTGTGCTCCAGAAGCGCATCCTGCATTGTGTAGCTCACGTCGGCGTCAACCGCTCCGTCGCTGCCCTGTTTGTTCGACATCGACTGTCGCCGCCAGATATCCGGCGCATAAAAACTGTCTTCCTCAAATTCGGTGTAACGACCGCTCTGGAAATTGAACGACCACGTGCGATGTCTCACCCACTGCCACCAGGTGACGAGCGGAGCCTGCACGCGGAACTTGAATACGACCTGCTCGAACGGCGACGTGTGCCGATGCTGCATCAAGTAGCGCAGCAGTTTCTTGTCCTTCATGTCGCCCTTGCTCTCGCCGAGGAACGACACGCGCGCAGCGTTGACCACAGCCAGATCGGCGCTGACGCCACACGACGGGTGTGGCATCAGGTCAATGAGCTTCAGGCTGCCGCCGTTGAGCGGGTTGTATTCCAGGTCAAAAAGGGACGTCTTCGGCATACCCCGATCCTCCGCTGTCGCTGCCAGCCGTCGACCATTTGGGCGAATGCACGAGACGAATCTGGTCGGCGAGGATTTCAAACGATGCGGTATGCGTGCCATCGCGTTTCTGGTAGACGACCGGCCCTCCGGATTTCGGGTCAACGCGCAGGCGTCCCTCGACTGCAACGGCCGCGCCCTTCACGAGGTATTCGTTCAACGACTGAGCAATCTTCCCGAAGATCGTCACGCGCCACCACGTCGTCTCCTTCTGGCGCTGGCCATTGCGATCGTTCCATGTGCGATCCGTGGCCATGCTGAACGAAAGCGTGGGATCGCCGTTCGGGAGGATTTTCATTTCTCCGTCGCGCGCCAGTCGACCAACTACGATAAGTTTCTGATACATGTAAAAATCCTTTGTGGTTACAGTTTTGGCGGAACGGGAGCGGATGGTTGATCCTGATATTTACCGCCGCGCGTATTGTAGGTCACGAGCGGGATGGCATCGAGCTGGCAAAACACGAGTTGCGCGATTCCCTGTTCTGCGTAGATGCGAATCGGAAGCCGAGATACGTTGCTGAGCTCCAGCGTCACGAATCCGCGCCATCCCGGTTCGATCGGTGTTGCATTCACCAGCAGACCACAGCGCGCATACGTCGACTTCCCGATACACAGCGCCATCACGTCATCGGGCATATCAACGAGCTCCATCGTGACCGCGAGAATACATTCGCCTGGCGTGAGCACATATGCGCCGTCGATTCCGTTGATGCGCTGAGCGCGCCACGGGGATTCGCTGGTCATCGGATCAACAATCCCGCCTGGAATCTGAGTCATGATGCTGCGTCCCATGCGCACGTCATACCCGGCGCTGGACAGGCCGTAACTGATGCACCTGCGATCTTCGATTACGCGCATTTGCTGATCGTGAAACGGGCTGATGCGATGCGCCATTTTGTGGATGATGGATTTGTCGGACAGGATCATAAATGTGTAGACGATTGAATGTGTTGAATTCGACCAGCAATGATTGATGAAGCATCTCCGGAACGACGCTGTTGTTCTTTGCGCTGCGCTTGGCGCTGGAGCGCGCGCTTCATTTTGTATTTTTTGTTGGCGCGCTTTTCACGCGTTTGCCTTGCTGCGCGCGCGCATGCATCAGAACAATGTCGCGCTTGAGCGCGATCGCGCTTGAAATGCTGACCGCAGTGTTTGCAGCGATTCACTCCTGCAATGTCCGCATAGCGCTCATGAATGATGCGGGACAAATCCTCCTCGTTCATCCCGATATCCCGCGCGGTCTGCGCCATCGTCGCTCCGCTGCGCAACAGTTCCGCCGCCGTTTGCACGCGCGCCTCGTATTTTTCTTTGCGCGCTTGTTCTGCGACAGCGCCCAGTCCCCAGCGGCGAATTGCGTTTGAGACCGAATAGCGCGTCGCTCCAAACTCTTTAGCAATCGCTGTGCACGATCCTCCATTGCGCAGGATCGCAGCGTGCATCATTTCGGCGTCGCGTTGCTTCCACAGCATCCACCCATGTCCATTCTGCTCGCGGATGCGTTTTGCCGATTGCCTATGCCGCTCAATCCTGCACTGCTGGCTACAGAGGATCGTGCGCCAATGTGTGCTTTCAATTGGCTTCCCGCATACCAGACATCCGCGTTTGGGCATCATCGCCAAACGCTCCTCATGCGTGAAAAGCTCGGCCATGAGGTGCTGAACCGTCACTTCCGCCAGATGAAGCTTTTTTGCTACGCATTTCTGAATCCCGCGACATTCGAGCATGAGCCGCGGTATCTCGCGCCGGTATCGTTCACGCACCTGGGCACGCCGCCATTCTCTCCGCAGACCAGACAGCTCAAAGTGCCTGCCTTCACGACGAAGGACATACGCAATTGCATCCGCGCTCACGTGATAGCGCTTCCCTAAATCCTTCAGCGTTTTACCCGGCTGCTTCGCAAACTCGATCAGTTCCGCAATTCGTTCTTCTGTCCAAAAAAATCTACGTCCTCGTGTGCTCATATCAATCTCGTGTAGTGCGCGATCATCGCGCGGCATCGCATTCCAGACGCCGGGCTGATGATCTCCGTTGCAACATAGGCCGAAACAATTCCGTGAGCTCGACTGGCTTCAAGCGCGAATAGATACGCGCTTTCCTGATCGCGCTGGAGCGCATGTGCGATTTCACGCATGTGCTCCAGCGCGCCAAACAGAAACGCACGTGCGAGTGAACGGGTGACGTTCATGGCATCCTGTCCTTGAGCAGATCGTCCGCGGTCACGTGCGGCTTCACTTCGCCCGCGTCCTTCATGCGCTGAAGAATGCGCTCAAGCGCCCTACGCATGCCGGCCTTGATGATCGCTGATTCCGCCGCGGCCTTCTTGTCGTTGTCCGCGTGCAGTTGTTTCAGGTCGCCCTTCGATTCACCGCTCATATCGTTATCCCCTTGCGCTCGGCATATGCGAGCACCCAGTCCGAACAGCGTTCCGCGGTCGACAGCGTAATCGCGCCGATATCGTGCGCAATATCAATCATTCCGCTCGCACGATGGATCAATCCATGAAGTCGATAATGCGGATGCTCGTAATCCTGAATGTAGCGCAGCTCTGCGAACAGCGTCGCCCTCGCCATCGCGGTGATTCGATTCACGCTGCACCGTCCTCGTTCTTCTTCGGAGCAGACAAGCGATTGGCGTTCATTTTGCGCGCCATGTCCGCAATGAGCGTCTGCACGTCACTTGGCATGCGCTGGCGCTCAATGCGAGTCGTGCGAATACGCGTGTAAGCATCGCGGAACTGCGCGCGCCAGGTAGATTCCTGGTCGATCTCCATCCCGCACAGTTCGCGCCATCCGAAGCGCTGCACCAGCGCGCGGGTGTCATCAGCCATCGAAGCAGGGAGTTTGTCACCGAGGTATCGATTGACCTCATCGGTCGTGCCCCATGCACCGTAACGGCTGATTGCGCCCTTGACCGCAGCCCACGCAGCTACCCAATCATCCCCGCCGTCCGCGACGTCCTCCCATTTTTTTGCGATCTCAAAAATTTCAGCGGGTTTCGGAAACCACTTGCTGGCCTTGACATGCTGTTTGATCGCAGCGCTGAACACCGCATCATCCATGTCCGCGAACAGATCGCACCAGACGTCGACCAGCATACGCATGCTCTCTTCCGTCACGCGCTCGCGTTCCTGGGTGTACGTCATGTAGAGGATGCCGATGCCCTTGAAAATCGTCTCGTTAGTTGCCATTGGTTTTCTCCTTGTAAATTCCTCCCAGCATGCTGAGCATGTCGGTAATCTGTGGTTTCTTCGTCTGTCGATTATCGGCCGATTTTGGAATATCCGCGTATCCATCGCGGAATTTCTTCCAGCTTGCGATGATCTGGAATGGCGTCGGAGGTGATCCCTGCCGCCCTCGGAAGTCCGAAGTCTTCCACCATTCCAGGAATGCCTGAACATCAGCAGCGTGCGCAGCCGCGTCACCAGTGCGCAACTGTTTTGCCGTTCGCGCGATGATGCCACCGTTCATTTTTGCGTCCAACACGCAGACCTGAGCGACGGCGTCGAACAGTTCTTTGTGGCGCGCCTGTTCCTCGGTTGAGAGAGTTGCGCGGGACGCCTTGCTGACCTTTTTGTTGGCATCACCAGAATGGTTTGTTGATTCGTCGGGCACACGCGCGCGAAGCGCGTCGTGTACCTTAGTGTCTTTATCTGTCTTTGTCTTTGTCTTTCGTGTCTTTTGTGTGTGCAGTTTCTGCACCACTTCCGGTGCAGATTCTGCACTGGTCTGGTG